ACTGCTACGACCGTTTCTGTCGGCCTTGTTGCTAAGGCTCTGGCTCAGATCTCTGATGAAGCTGCCAACCCTGTGGTCATCATGAACAAGCAGACCTGGGGTGCCTTCAAAGAAGCTCAGGCGGCCAACGGCTACGGATACGACCCGTTCGAAGGTCTTCCGGTAGTGTTCAACGACAGCCTGTCTGCGTTCTCTGCTGCTACGACCGGCGTTCCCTACGCTATCGTAGGTGACCTTGGTGTCGGTGCTCAGGCCAACTTCCCGAATGGCGAAGGTATTGAGATCAAGTTTGACAACCTGACCAAGATGGAATACGACCTTGTCCGGATCCTGGGCAGAGAATTCGTGGGCATCGGCGTTGTCGGCCCGAACGCATTCTGCAAGATCGTACACTAAGCAATTAAAAACGGGAGGTTCAAATGAAGATTTTTATCGCGATTCCAACGATGGAGACCGTGCCGGTGCAGTTCCTGGGCAGTATGCTCCAGTTACAGCGCAAACATGAGGTTAAGTTCGGCATCGAGTCCGGATCTCTCGTGTACAATGCCCGAAATAACCTGGCTCGTCAGGCAGTTGCAGAGGAGGCCGATTGGGTCTTGTGGTTAGACTCCGATATGGTGTTTAACCAGGATCTTTTAGAGAGGATGCTGGATGTCTGTGAGAAGAATGACATCAGCTTCCTTACGGCCCTCTGCTTCCGCAGGAAACCGCCTTATACCCCGTGCCTGTTTGAACGCCTGGACAAACTTCCGGACGATAAGGGAGCATCTTATACCGCCCTCTTATCCGTTCCGGAAGGCCTGTTCCAGGTCGGAGGCTGTGGGTTTGCCGGTGTGCTTCTGTCCACAGATGTCCTGATCAGCGTTGCGGCGCGGTTCGGGGGTCAGATGTTCGATCCTATGAAGGGCTTCGGCGAGGATGTGGCGTTCTGCTGGAGGGCCAGGCAGTGCGGGTATGAGATCTGGTGCGATTCCACCATTGAGATGGGCCACGTTGGGAGCTGCGTAGTCACAAGAGGCTATTTTGAGGCCTATAACGGAGGAATTAAAGATGTTAGCGAAAGTAAAACTGGCGAAGAGGATCCAGACATCGGTTTTTGACCAGGAATTATTAGATCTGATTGCCGCAGCAATCGCTGATATACAGCATGCAGGGGTGGAATTCGATTACACGGAGGTTAAAACCAATGATGTGATCACGAATTACCTGGTCACCGATCCGCTGATTAGCCGGGCCATCGTCACTTACTGCGTGATGAACTTCGGATCTCCGGATGACTACGACAGACTGAAGGCCAGTTATGACGAACAGAAGGGCCAGCTTAGGGAGTCCTCCGGTTATGGTCTGGAGGTGGTTGGATGAGGTATACCGACATCACTCTGATCAAGGAGACAGATGCCCGGAACGAATACGGAGACCTTGTAAAAGTCCTGACCACCCGCACGGTATATGCCGGAGAATACTCTGTAGGCATGAACGAGGTCTACCAGGGCATGGCAGTCGGGTATAAGCCGGAAGTCAAGTTCCGTCTTGAAAACTGGCTGGATTACCAGGGTGAAGAACGGCTTCAGTATACTCCGTTCGGATCCACCACTTCTGTCAACCTCCGGGTGCTTCGGACTTTCAACGATGGGGACGCTTTGGAGCTGACTTGCTACAAGGATAATGAGGAATGGCCTCCGTTGCCGGACCCTGATCCGGAGGAGGAAGACGATGCCGACACCGAAGAGCTCAACTAAGACTATTGTCAAAGATGGAAAAGCTGAGGTTAAATACGAGACCAACGTAGATGCGTGCGAGTATTACATCTTTGAGCTGACCAGGGCAGCCCTTCGGGATGTGGGCAAGTTCGTTACAAAGGCCTTTAAGGCCGCCTACTACTCACACTTCACGAAGAAGACCGGCGAAGCAGGGAAAGCAACGAAGTACAAAGTCTGGTCGAGCAAAGACACGCTTTACCCTAGAGTCCAGATCGGTCTTGACAATAAAGCCAAGGGTTTTTACGCCTACTTCCAGGAATTTGGAACCAGTACGGGGAATGTGCCGAAACTTGGATTACTTACTAAAACCGTGCAGGACAACGTAGGGGAGATCGTGAAGATCGAATCGCAGTACCTCAGCGGCCTGTCAGACGAAGCGGCGCGATTAGAATCACTCATTAACGAAGACGACATGGAAGGAGACGCCGATGATTAATGATCTTCGGGACTTGATCGACACAAGATTAAATACCATCAAGTCCGAATATGGCATAGCGGACATTGGCTATCGGCTGGCATCTGATCAGAAGGTATTTCCGCATGTCGTGTGGGATATTACATCAATTTCCCCGACTGACATGGGGAGGAATGATCTGTATATCGACTTCCACGTATGGGCAAAGAGCGAAAGTTCGGCCTTCAGCATCATGGAAGCGATCCGGAAGCTGTTCCAGTTCTTGAACGCGCCGGATTCTGCCACACAGATCCTCCCGACATTTTACGACATGTCATCGGGAACAATAGACGACCCTGACAAGACTCTGATCCACGGTGTTGTTCGGATGCAATGTCAGGTATATGAGTCCGGCGTGACAGATGCCGGCTTACTCAGAGAGGAGCAGACAAATGGCATTAACAATTAAGGGCAGCGGTATCGTCAATAGCTCTGATTTTAAGACGGTTGTCTGGCGTGGGCTTACGAAAGGCGGCAAGGCCGTCAGGATCACCCTCAGCAACGCCATCAACATGTCCAACATCGACCTGAGCATGGTCGAAAAGGATGATACTGTTGCGAGCTTAACTTTTACAGCGGCCTATAGCAACACAAACGCTATGGTGTCCACTTTGGGCGACTACGAGGAACCCTGGGAGATCGCGTATTCCGGATCCACCGCAGACCCGGCTGCTGACGGCATCCTTCTTGGTGCTGGCGTTATCTCAATCAATGGTACTGATGTAGCCCTGACGAGAGGCGGTTCGTCCTTCTCCGTAGAGCGTGAGTATCGTGAGATCAACGCAGACGGTGACCGTGGAGTCGTTTCTGGCCGTGTCGTGATCGACAGATCCAGCGCAACGCTGACCTGCAATCTGCTGACATGGCTCGTTCATATGGACGACTATTATCCGGCGATTGTTGTTTCAACGTGATGAGTGTGGGAGGGTGGAAACATCCTCCTGCATTTTTTTATGGAGGGTTAAATGAGAAAGTTAAACGGACACGATGTATTCATGGCCTTAAGAGTCATGAAGAAAATCGAAATCAAAGAAGAATTAGTTGAGCTTGCAAAAGCTATAAACAATAAAGACAACACTTTAACTCAGACAACGCTGGGTGCAAAGCTGATCCTGAGCGTCTTGGCCAACTGCGGAGACGAAGCGGCGGAAAAGGCCTTTTTTGATTTCCTTGCAGGGCCTCTGGAGACCACCGGAGAAGTACTTGCGGAAACAGGACTGTCAGAACTGTTCGCTAAGACAGAAGAGCTGATCCAGTCGATCGATGTGGAGGAGTGGAAAGCTTTTTTTACATCTGTCGTCAAGATGCTTCGGAAGTAATTGATACGCTTGCGTCCCGGTATGGGTGGACGATTCCGCAGATAGAAGCGACAGACATTAGAACACTGGCAGAAACGCTTAAAACGGCCATTGAAAAGACCCGGCGCGATACAGTGTATGCTGAGTGGGTAGCCTTGCAGCCGTTCATGATCATACAGTGGCTTAAGTGGATGTCTTTTGATGATTATTACACTCGCCGGACTGGCGGGGACATCGACACGCGGCCGGCGGAAGAAATTCTCGCAGAGGTCGCAGAAGTAAAGAAGTGGGTGGGGTAACTCATGGACCTTTTTAAACTTGTTGGATCAATTTTCGTAGATAATGAACAGGCTAATGAGTCGCTCTCAAAGACGGACAAGAAGGCTTCCAACGTAGGCGAGACCTTCGGCAAGGTGGCTAAAGGGGCTGCAGCCATTGGAACCGCTGCTGTCGCCGGGGCTGCTACATTAACCACTGCTGTTGTGGGTATGGCCTCGTCATCAGCGTCTTCAATGGATGTAATTGATAAGGCATCTCAGAGGATGGGCGTTTCGGCTGAGTATTACCAGGAACTGGCCCATGCGGCGAGCCTCTCCGGTGTGGAAATGGGAACGCTGGAAAAGGCTGCGAAGAAGCTGGAAGGCACCGATATCGACATGAGCCAGGCATTGGATCAGATATATGCCATGGAATCAGCAGAAGACCGGGCGAAGGTGGCTGCGGATCTCTTTGGTGATTCTGTTGCTTACCAGCTGACTCCGATGCTCAACGCCTCCGGAGAGCAATTTGCTGCAATGAGACAGGAAGCTAATGACTTAGGTCTTGTCATGTCCGGAGATGCTGTGTCTGCCGGTGCAGCTCTGAACGATACTCTGTCAAATCTTAAAGACAGCGCCGGGGCACTCATGACGGAAGTCGGCGTGGCTCTCATGCCGGTGGTACAGCAGTTTGCAGAGGCTCTCCTTGGCTTCATGCCGCAGATCCACAGCCTCCTGGAACGACTGATCCCGATAATTTCAAAAACATTCGAGTCGCTGTTGCCTCCGCTTCTTGAGCTGATAGAGTCGCTCCTCCCGGTCATCTTCCAGTTGATAGAACAGCTCATTCCTCCGATCATGGAGATCATCCAGACTATTCTGCCGATCATGGCTCAGCTTTTTGCAACTTTGATGCCGGTGTTCGTGCAGTTATGCCAGGCTATTCTGCCGGTGGTGGTCAGCCTGATCAATCAGCTATTACCGCTTCTGGATCCGATCATTCAGCTGCTTAATCCGATTTTACAGCTTCTTCTGGCGGTTCTGGATCCACTGCTTCAGCTGATCAACCTGATTTTGCCTCCGATCATTGACCTTGTGACTGCGGTCGCCGGGGTACTGTCAGATCTGCTTGGTGACGCTATCGGGTGGATCGTGGATAAATTCACCAGCTTTAAGGACACCACGCAGACGGTCTTTGAAAAGGTCCGGGAGTTCATAGAGACTCCGGTCCAGAAGGTCATTGACTTTTTCGGAAGATTCAAGACCACTGTCCAGAGCGTGATCAGCATCGTTAAAGAGAAGTTCACGGATTTTAAAAACAAGGTCAAGGAAATCTTTGAAGCTATCGTGGACTTCGTCAAGAAGCCGATCAATAGCGTCATTGGGTTCTTAAACAACTTGATCAGCGGCGTGGTCTCCGGCATTAACACGTTTATCCGTGCCATCAACACGATTCACGTAGATGTGCCGCAGTGGCTGGCTGATCTGACCGGCGTTCACAGCATCGGCTTTAATTTGCAAGAACTTACAGCTCCGCAGATCCCGCTCCTGGCAAAAGGTGGTGAGGTCGACGGCGGCTCGGCAATCGTAGGCGAGGACGGCCCGGAACTGCTCCAGACGAATGGGCAGAAGACCAGGGTCACTCCGCTGAATGACAATAACAACGCCTTTGTGGCCATCGAAGAGAAGCTCGACACTCTGATCGGACTGATCTCGAAGGGTTACGGGGTATATCTTGATAAGGATACTATGGTTGGCCAGCTGGCTCCGTCTATGGACAAGGCCCTCGGCCGGCTTGCGGTTAAACAGGGGAGGAGGATCTAAATGTTTGAGATGAACGGACATCTGCCGGATGATTACGGCTGCTATCATATCCATACAGAGATCGCCCCTCCGGAACCTCGGCAGGAGATGCTGGATATCCCTCTCCGTGATGGTGCTCTTAACACCTCAGCATTGCTATCAGATGTGGTGCATTATTCTACGAGAGAGATTACATTAGGGTTAGAAACGGCGGCATTACGGTCAGAATGGCCCCTGATCCAGTCGGCCTTAATGCGCGACTTCCATGGCCAGGCTGTTCAGCTTGTCTTAGACAGCGACCCGGACTGGTATTGGGAAGGCTATGCTACGGTAGACCAGATGGAAGACCTCCGAGGCTCTGCCGGGTGGACGATCCATATACAGGCACAGCCGTTTAAAAAGACACGAGCCGAGAGAGAGATCCAATTGCCGGAAAGTGCACCCTTTGTCTGCACAATTGAAATCAACGGGCTCAGGGGTTATCCGACATTTCAGACGACAATGTCAAATACAACTGTGCAATACAATGGAACAACATACCCGATCCCGCCTAGCGCATCATTCCAAGAGATCTACGGGCTTACCCTTGTACATGGCACTAATGAGCTCCTTTTTACCATGACAACTCCGAGCACAGGAGTGAAAATTAAGGTAAGGGAGGGCACGCTGTAATGTATAAGGTATTTGCTGACGGCGAAATTTTGTGCTCTTCAGATGCAGAGATGCTTGCCCTTCTGGATCCTGTTGTCAGCCTTGAGGCAAACATGGCCGGAAGCTTTACCTTCAAGATGGCTCCCGACCACCCTTTTTATGACTCACTTGACTTCAGGAAGACTTTGATCGATGTCTATCTTGACGATGAGCTGATCTTTGAGGGAGTTCCGGTAAGTCACTCAACGGACTTCTTTAACATAAAAACCGTGAACTGCGAAGGTGAACTCAGCTTTCTGAACGACAGCATACAGCGACAGGCCAAGTATACCGGTCAAACAGTCACAAGTCTCCTGACAGCCTACTTAGGGGTCCATAATGACGAGGTGGACACCTTTAAGCAGTTCCAGCTGGGGACAGTAGAGGTGGACGGTGGATCCAGCATCCTGAGATACACCAATTACGAGACCACGATGAAGGAGATCAGTGACGATCTGCTTGACAATTACGGCGGTTACCTCCGGGTAAGACATACAAACGGTGTTCGGTACTTAGATTACCTTGCGGACTCGCCCAGGACATCCACGCAGGTGATCCGGATCGGGCAGAACCTCATGGATCTCGTGCAGGACACAAGCACGATGGACATCTGCACGGTATTAATTCCGCTTGGAGCGAAACTGGAAGAGCCGGTTGTTGACGGGTTAGATGCCAGGCTTACGGTGGAGAGCGTTAACGACGACAAAGATTACATCATCGGAACGGGCATAGATTACTTTGGTTATGTGTGGCGGACAGCTATCTGGGATGATGTAACGGTCGCCAGCAATCTTCTGAGCAAGGGCCAGGCTTATCTCTCCGATGCTCAGTGGGCTAATCTGGTGATCACTGCCACAGCTTTCGACCTCGGCCTGGCAGAAGAAGACGTTCAAAAGTTCCGGGTTCTGGATACGATCCGGGTGGTCTCCGAACCTCATGGGCTTGACCGGGATTTTGTGCTTACCGCTCTCCAGATCGACCTTAACCACCCTGGCAACACACGTATCACGCTCGGATCTGAGCAGACGATTTCGTTGTCGGCACAGGTGGCGGCAATGGAGCAGCAAGTAAAGGGGTGACGACGATGGGCGAAGCAATCATAGTAGCGTTAATAACTGGTGGTCTTACCCTTGCTGGAACGATAATAACAGTGTTGGCCACAAGCCGCAAGACTGCGGAAGATATGAGGATACATCAAGCGGTAACGGACACGAAGCTACAGACGCTGACTGAAGAGGTCCGAAAGCATAACGGCTTCGGAGAGAGGATCCCGGTCATAGAAGAGCAGATAAAATCCCTGAATCACAGGGTTGATGACTTGGAGAGGAGATAAAGAATGGATCAGGAAGTAAGGCTGAGAGCAGCTACATACGGCATCCCGCCTATTGTGCATATGGTGCAGGGCGACAACGGAAGATTCTTAAAGATGATTCTGGAGGACTTCGAATTAGAGGACTATTACGATTGTTCGCTTGCTATCCATAGGCCTGATGACAGTTACTACGAAGAAGAAGCACTAGCAGTTCCGGAAGACAACTATGTTAGTGTTAGTGCCT